CCTAAATCTTCTCTTGGTATAACCTTGTTAAATATGTCCATTGGGATTTGAATTTTTTTATTACTCCAAGAATTAAAAGTAGCCTTGAGAACATTATACATTTTTGTGGTCAAATATGGTTTCAAAGCATAAGTCATTGATAAAAAAGAAGCCATTGTTTCTGCAGCAGACCATTTTGTACAATCACCGTTGACATACATAACTTTATGTTTTGGAGTTATTGGATTAAAATATATTCTATCCAACATTTTTTGCATAGCAATTATCTTTTCATCCCCAGGAATAGAAATGGCCTCATTGGGTGAATTTGAAGATAATTTTTTGAAAAAAACTTCCGTTAATCTTGCCAAACTTTTTGCACCTAAATTAACAACATAAAATTCTCTTTTTGCACCATATTGAGCCTTTATACAAATATCAGCCAAGACATTTCCACCTTCTTTTGCTATGAAATAATTTGCCAAATGTGTTGTTTTACTAATAGTTTCTTCCTTTTCAATATATTCTAAAACAGTTTCCATCACTTTTTGTCTAAGTTTTCTTGGGTTATAAAAATTTGTTGTTGTTGTAAGATAATACATTTTCATATTTTCTTTTTCATGATCACTTAAAACCCTATTTTCTAATTGTTCTTGTCTAAGGATCTTTTTTTCTATTTCCCTCTTGTTTGGTTTTTCGTCTTCAATCACCTCTCTTTCTGTATCCTTTATAACAGCTTTAGTACTAATTAACTCCCCTATTGTTTCATTATTAATTTCACTAATTATTTTTTTAAAAAATGGTTTCTCACGATTCAAAGTATGTTTAACAGAATTATAAATTATAGCTGAAGAACAACCAATTTTTGTGTCATATAACAGGTAATCCTCAAAATTATTATCATCAATGGAGCCATTTTTAATATATTCTGGTAAACTGTCATATTCTTTTTGAAATTGGACAATAGTTTTGATGGCCTTCACATTTTCATGGAAAATATTAGCTGGTTCTTTCATAGTATGTACATAAATAAAAGCCTCATCTAATAATTCCGTTATATCTTTCATCATATAATCATTCCATAAACTTGGTAAATTTATAACACCACCAATGGTATTAATATCTCTAGTATTGTCATCCATTTCAATTCTATTTTGTATAATACCATCTGTCAATGCTTTTTTGTTGATTAAAGGCAACCTATCAAGAAGACGTTTAACAATCCAAACTTCTAATATGTTATTATGGGTAGAACCAAATTTTTCAATAAGCAATTTTTGAATATTTGTGTAAACAGAAAAAGCAGACATATATGCATATCGAGTATCCATTAGTAGTTCACCTATTTTTTGATTAGTTGCATAAGAAATCATTGTTCTGAGTGAATAAATTTTTTCTATTTTTTTATTCAACAAATAAACAGGTACTTGTGGAGCCGACATAATTGTGTTCATAGTAGAAGATAAAACACTAAAGTGAGAATCATACATATAAGTTATTTTTGCCAAGCTTAATCTTCTCCAATTGGTATAAATATACCAGTATTCTGAATTTGGTATTTTTGTTTTATAGATTTTTCCGAAAAAATTGGTATATTCTTTTGGATATTTTGTTTTTATAATTGACATAAATGGTTTACCATCATCATTCGTTGTTTTTGTATATGACAATGCCACAATAATCATTAAATTTTTTATACCACTATTATAAACATAGAAAGTGCTTTCACCTGTGTTGTACTGAGTGGCGTGTAATAATTGTTTATAACAATAATGGTTATTTAAGGAATATTGATAACAATTTGTTTTTTGTAGTAATTCTAAATAAGGAACATATTTATCAACAGACTCAGACTTCCATTTATTTGCCTCAGGGGAATCAAAACCAAACTCTTTATTACATAAAAAATCATTTTCTTTATAATTTTTAAATTCTTTGTTTTCATCTATTAATATATCTAAAAATTTATCAACATTGGTGGTGTGCTCATAAGATACAGTTGTTCTTTCTTTTATTTTTATTCTTTTCCTCAAACTCAAATCAACATTTATCCCTGTATCTCTATAACAATTTTTTGCCTCCTCAGAAAAAGTGGATCTATTTATCCTCACAATCTTGTTTTGTTTGACATAACTACAATTTTCTTCTTCTTTCAATATTTCTTTATTCTTTAAATATTTTCTAAAAGACATATTCATATCAAATTTTTCATTTTGCAAATATTCATTATATAATCTAGTTAATTCTTCTTTATTTTTTCTATTACATGGTAATTCCATTTTGAGGGCTAAATTAGCACTTATTTTTTTCTTTCTTTTGAATTCACTAATGAAAAAACTCCTTAATTTTTTGGTTTTATAATCTTTTTTAAGATCAGCTAAATAATCACCTCTATCATTATATAAATTATTATTAATAATCTTATCCTTGG